TATCGCGCTGATAGGGAATCAGAAATCGCAAGCTTTTGCACTGAAAACCACCCAAACATTGCAATATTAAAGCACCAAAATAGCAAAATTATCACGCTAAATCATGTGGTTGATAATTTTTAACGGGTGACTACCTACAAGCCGCCACGCTTGGAAACCATCACATTCTATTGCGATGAGCTCCTGGGCTTTGATCGCAAGATCATCGTGCGCGTGCCCGCCTATCGGCCTGAGTTTGCCTTCTGCTTTGATGGCGAAACCTTCCTCGGCATGGCCACGCCCGAGAAGAAATACGGCCTCCTCGATCCGGCTGGCCCGGTTGAGCTGAGCCGCCGTGGGAAGGTGCTGCGCCGCAAAATCTCCGAGGCCGAGCGCCATGTCGCGCTCCTCAGCCTCACCGATGATACCGAGCGCCACCTCAAGCACTTCCCCGATGCGCCCGAGGCCCCGGTGGCCACGACCATCGACGCGGGCATTCTGGAGCGCATGTCCGATCTCGCCGAGCAAGAGCGCAAGGCGCTGGCCGATGAGACTGCACGGCCCAAGGCCAAAGCGCCCGAGCAATTCAAGGCGGGTCCAAATCTGGCTCTGCAAAATCTCAAATACGCGGAGGATGATGAATGAGCGATTTCGTCAAAACACCCCAGGCCGATCAGGCCTATCAGATGAGCAAGGTGGTGCTTGGTGCCCGGCAATATAGCCGCGTGGGCCAGATCACCGGCGAGCCTGGCACCGGCAAATCCGCCCTTACCATGTGGCTGGCCGAGCAATTCGGCGGCGTGCGTATTGAGTGCTGGGCGGGCATGGGTGACAAGCACATGCTGCAAGAGCTGGCCCGTGCCTATGATGCACGGTTTGAAACCACCATGCAGCTTGCGGGCACCTCGAATACGCTGTTTCAACGGCTGGTCGAGGCGGGGCTCGATGGCAAGCTGATCATCGTGGATGAGGCCAATCATCTGAAATGGCGCTCGCTGGAGGTGCTGCGTGGCCTGTCGGATCGCGGCGCTGGCGTGATCCTGTCGGGCACTGATCTCTTGTCGCGCACGCTGACCCATCCGCAAATCCGGGTCTATCTCGATCAGCTCCGCCAGCGGATCGGGGCCAAGAAAATTCAGATGCAGCCCATCGCCGAGCCGGATGAGCTGGCCGCTTACATCCTCGTGCCCCGCTTTGATGAGCTGACCAAGAAAGGGGCCGCGCGGTTCCACAAAATCTCGGGCGGCAATTGGCGCGCGGCGGGCGAGCTGGCCGATGCCTGCGCCCGCCTCATGGAAAACGAGAACCTGCCCAAGCTCGATGAGCGGGTGGTTGAAACCGCCGCCGCGTGGATGGCGGGGCATAGCTGAGAAATGCGTGGGAGACGCGGAGGCGAGCATGGAACAGGAAACAGAGATTGAGATCATTCCCGACACGGTGTTGCCGGTGATCCGCACCCTGGAGGGCGCAGATGCCGGGATCAAGGTTGGCGAGCTGGTGGAGCTGGTCACGGGTGAAGAAACCACCAAGCCCACCGAGCGCCTCATGCGCCACGTAATCACCGAGCTGCGCATGCGCGGGCATCCCGTCTGCGCCACCCCGAGCGAGGGCTATTTCTGGGGCGTGACCGCCGATGAGGTGGAAAATACCGCCCGCCATCTGGCCCGCCGCTCGCTCACCGGCCTGACCCAGGCCAGCCGTATGACGGGCCGCACGGTCCAGGAGCTTGCCGGGCAACTCGCCCTGGAGCTGGAGGAGGCACATTATGAGTGACGCCGCCCAGCCCATCATGATTGACCTCACGAAATTCGGCGGGCCGAAAGCGATCTCGGTTGAGGAGCTCACCTGCCTTGCGGTGCGCGCCAAAACCCGCGCCAAGGCCAATCCGCCCATCGGCTGGAGCGTGCTGAGCCACCAGGAAATCCTCGCCATGATTTTCGTGATCGATGCGATTTTCGAGGATTGCGACCTGGCCGCGCCACCGCCCGCCAAACCCGAACCCGCAGTAATTTCACACGTCTGAAAAGGAGAGAGACATGGCTCAACGCAAGATGAAAACCCAAGGCACCAACGTGCCAGTGCCCCAGGATGATAGCGAGGCGCGCGAGACGATCCGCGAGATCGGCGATCTCAACCGCGAGGCGCTGCGCCTTGAGGCCGAGATGAATGACAAGATCGCCGCTCTGCAACAGGAATATGGTGAAAAGGTTGCCCCGATCAACGATCAGGTGGTGGCGAAACAGGAAGGCCTCAAAATGTTCGCCGAGGCCAATCGCGCCCGCCTGACCAATGGCGGCAAGGTCAAATTCCACAAGTTTGCCACTGGCGAGATTTCCTGGCGGCTGCGCCCGGCCAAGGTGTCGATCCGGGGCAAGGATGCCGTGATCGATGCGATCAAGGCCGCGAAGCTCGGCAAGAAATTCCTCCGCGTTAAAGAGGAAATCAACAAGGACGCCATGCTTGAGAAAAGCAATCGCCAGATGGCGGCGGCGATCAAGGGCGTGACCATCGGCTCGGATGGCGAGGATTTCATTGTGGAACCCTTCGAGACCGAGCTTGCCGAAGCGTCCTGAGAGATCACACGGGGCCGCAAGGCCTGACAGGTGATGGAAGCGACGGGGGCTCCGAGCACGACCGTGACAGCCCGGAGAGACGGGCACCCAAACCAACGAGATACAGGAAGGAACATCTCATGAAAAAGTCAGAACTGATCGACGCCGTGGCCGCAACCGCCAATGTCACCAATGCCGATGCCGAGCGCACGCTGGAGGCGTTTACCGCCGTGGCGCGCACCGCGCTCAAAGAAGGTAAACGGGTTTCGCTCCCTGATTTTGGCACCTTCACCACCAAGGAACGCGCCGCCCGCCAGGGCCGCAATCCCGGCACGGGCCAGCCTATCCAGATCGCCGCGAAAACCGTGACCAGCTTCAAGGCCTCCCGCGCCCTGGCCGATCACGTGGCCTGATTGAGATAGCGGCGGGTATGGCAGCACCCGCCGCACGCCGCCGTGGCCCACGCAGACACCCCCAGGTGGGCGCGGCGGCACCAAACATGGAGAGCGACATGGCAGAGATTGAGATCAGATCGACCGGCGAATTGCTCCTCCTCGGCGAGGTGGTGGGCCGGATCACATGGGAACGCCCTTTCATCGAAAGCGATTTGGCCGGGACATATGATGATCACGGCTGGGGCTACGATGAGTTTGGCGATCCCTTTGAATGTTCCAAGTGCGAGGATCGCGCCGATGAGGTTGAGGAGATCGAAGTCGAACGCGACAAGCTCATCGCCGAACGTGACGCGCTGCGCGATCAGCTCGCCGATCAGGAGCGAAAGATCAAAAAGCGGGGGATCATTCTATGACCCCCGATCACGTCACCGCCTCCGATATCGCCCGTGTGGCCGGGCTGACCGAGAAACACGTGCGCCGAATGATCCGCCGCGCCGAGGGGGCTGGGCCGTATGTGAGCCGGGATTGGTTTGGCGCGCGGATGCAGGTGTGCCGCACCGATGATGGCGCATTGGTCGCATTTCCGAGCCTGCCCGATCACATCCGCGAGGCCTTTGTGATGCTCGATCAACGCGAGCTCCCGCTTACCCCCCCCCAGAGCGGCGCAAGCTAAATTTCATTAACCGAGAGGAGTAAAACAGATGGATATCCAAACTGCCGCCAAGGCCCTTGATGGCAACCAATATGGGCGCGAGGGATCGAAAGAGCTTTTCGCCGAAATGGCAGAGGGGCGGCTTGTGGCCGTATTCGGCTACAGCGATGATAACATGGAGTTTCGCGGGGCCATCTATGATGAGGTGTCCTGCTATGACGGCGGCACCACCTATATCACCAATGATGGGCTCCTGGAAAACCCGTGCTCGGATGCCGATTGCCCCTATCACGAGAAGGCAATGGCGCGCGCCTCCGAGGTTGAGGCTATTTGGTGCCCCGATGATGAGCCGGGCCTGTCATGGGTCTATGTCACTGACATTCCCCACGAGACATTCCTGATCAAAGAGGATGAGGAAACCTATTGCCGGGGCATCGTGTTCTCACTCGATGATGTGCCGTTGTTTGGAGCGGGCGCATGAGCGAGGCCGATCAAACCCAAGGCACGATCCTATCGGTTTATGTCGATGGCGAAACGCTGCGCCGGTTGCGTCACGCGGCGGTGCAGCTCGCGCGGCCCGTAGAGGAGCTCGCCGAAACATGCGTGGCCGAGGCTGCGCTCGACTACGCCAAATCCCAGCAATTGAACCCCCTATAAAGGTTATCCCGATGCCCTCCACCACCAGATCAAACGCCCGCCGCAACAGTGATCTTGCGATGATCCACATCGCCGCCAAGCGGCTCTTTGGCGACGTGTCCAAGGGTGGTGAGGGCCGCGAGGCCTATGAGGATTGGCTGGAGATCAAGACGGGCAAGCGGTCGAGCGGCAAGCTCTCGACGCCCGAGCGCATCGAGCTGATCAAGCGGCTGCGCAAGGATGGCCTGATCCCGGATCGCAAGCGAGGTGGGATCGGCAAAACGGCGGGCGGTGAGGATCGGCCCACCCCCGCGCAATGGAACAAGATCGGCGGATTGGCCCGCAATATGGGTTGGGATCGGGGGCTTGGCGATAGCCGCCTGCATGTCTTTGCCGAGCGCACCGCCAAGATTTCAAACGCGCGCTTCATGTCGCGCAGCCAGGCCAGCAAGGTGATCCTCGGCCTGGAGGAATGGGTGCGCCAGCGCCGCGAGAGGCGAGAGGACGAGAGCCATGCAATGCCCTAAATGCGGCGGAAAATCCTTGGTCTATGGCGGGCGATCCCACGGCACGTTGCGGCAACGCTATCGCCGGTGCCGGATATGCGATCATCGCTACTCCACTTGGGAGGAGGCTGAGGATCGGGAGCTCAGAAAATACCAAACCAAGCCGAAAGAGAATGATCTTTTCGGGGTGGTTGAGAAAGAGGATACAGATTGATGCGCCCAGATTTTGAAGGTGACGAACAAGGCCGGTGCGGCGGTTGTGGATCGAGGAACGTGATGCAAACCGAGGTGCGTGGTGACACTGTATATGCGCTTTGCCTGGATTGTGAACGGCTCCAGGAATTGGAGTTGCGTGACTGGCCCGAAGTGAAAATGTGCGACAATTGCGCTTTCCGCCAGGGATCGCCGGAACGCCAAGACCCTTATCGCTGGGCCGAGGTTCAAGAGACATTGGAAAACGGGCAACCTTTCCATTGCCACAAGGGCTTGCCGTTTGATCACAAGACCGGGCGTTTCACACCCCCAAATCGCGAGGATGGCCGTGTGACCGTGTGCGCCGGGTGGCTTGCCTCATATATCGCCAAGACTAAGCGCCAAGCGGCGCAGCCAGCGGAGTGACGCCATGACCATCGCCGAGCAAGCTATATTGCGCACGATCCGCCGCCGTGTGGCGCGGTCTGTGGTGATCAAAGATGCCAAGGCCTATGAGACGCTCTACGCCCAGCTCCAGACGGCCATGAGCAACGCCTGGTCTGACGCGATGCGCGAAGGGATCGCGGCGGCGCTCGACCGGATGCGCGACCTCGGCCCCGGCAAATTCACGCAAGATGATGGCAAGATGATCTTGCGCGTGCTGGAGGGATCGGTTGGCGAGGAGGCGATCCGCGCCGCCATGCGCGAGCCCATCGTCAATCTGTCCGATGCGCTATTTCGCGTAGGCGCAGAGGAGATCGGCCAGGCGGCGGGCGTGTCGGTTGCCTTCATGCGCCCCGATCTCGATGCGCTCGATATCCTTAAAACGGGCAACCTCTACTGGATCGGCAATAGCTGGAGTGTGCATACGCAAAACCTCCTGGCGGCGGCGCTGGAGGAATATTTCACCAAGGGCATGACGCGCGATGAGCTGACCGCGCGCTTTGCCGAGGATTTCGCTTCACTCACGGAACGCGGGCAACGGTATTGGGAGATTTTAGCCGACCATACCGCAACGAAGACCCGCGAAATGGGGCGCGTATCTGGGTATGATCGGGTGGGAGCCCAGTATATCCAGGTGCGCGCCCACCTTGATGAGCGCACCACCAGGATTTGCCGCCATATGCATGGCCGGATCATCGAGGTGACGCGGCTGCGCGAGCAACGCGATAGCTATCTCGATGCCGTTTCTCGCCGCGATGAGCCCGCCGCGAAAGCCGCCTGGACCATGCACGGCGCGGATGCTGATCTGAGCAGCACGCCCACCAGCAAGCTCGACCGGGGCACCGCTGGCCCGCCCTATCATTTCCGGTGCCGCACGATCACTATGATGTGGTTTGGCTCAGGCGATGCCGATCTTGACCGCTGGACCCGCGCCGCCTATGACCGTGAGCCTCTGAGCCGCCGGGATGTGGGCATGATCATTGATCAGGCCAAATCGGCACGCTGGCCCCATACCAAAGTTGTGCGAGGGCATTTCCGCAAACACCAGGCCCGGCTCGGCATCGATACCCAGGCGGCGTTTAGCCAATCTGCCATCGATCTGATCCGGCGCGGGGATCGGGATGTGTATCTGTCGATGCGCAAGGGCGTGCTCAATGCCACCTTTGTGCAGCCCCGGAAAGATGGCGTTACGGGAAAACCCGGCTTTGCGGTTACAGCGGTGGACGTGGCAGAAAACAAGATCACCAGCCACCATTTTCGTCCAAAGCTGGAGACAACGGGCGATGAGGTGCCCGCGCAGAAACAACGTGGAAGAGGGAGTATGAAATGGCTTATCGGCTAACAGGCGTGACGAAATCACCAGAGGAATGGGGCTCTTTGCTGGAGGGTGATCTGTCCTGTTTTGACACCATCGGCGATCCCGATTTTGAGCTTTCACGCGATTTCCTTTTGCATGATCGCTCGGCCTATGAGCTTGTGCGCGACCAACTCACCCCCGATCAGCAAGCCGAGCTCGACGAGGTGGACGAATTTTGGCGCGCCAATCCAAAAGCCTTCAATTCGGCCTTTGCTGTTTTTCATTTCCAGTCCGACAAAACCACCGCGTTGACCGGGTTTGTGGAGGATGAGCACGGCGATGTGCCCCCGATCCCGCGCGCGCATTGGTGGTGGAAACCAATTGAAATTGGGGCAAAGTGAGCGGGATCATTTCCGAGGAGTACCCATCATATTCAAATCCATTCTTATCGCCGCCATTGCCCTCGCCACCCCGGCTTTAGCGGACTCACCATTTGCCAAGTTTTGCTTGCGCTATGGCGTTTCGGTCAAAGGACCAGAAACCGGCGTAGGGATCAAAGGCAGCAACGAGGTAACGCTCGTTGTGACCAATAACACGAATGTCAATTTCGCCGGACTCTATGTCGAATACGCCGTTTGGACAACGCGCCCTGTGCCCGTCATGCAAGGCAATGTTGCCGGGCTCTACAATATCTCCGGCGGTTTGCTTGCGGGTGAAACAATGGAACATCGGTTTACACTCCGCCCCAATGCGCGAGAGCAAGGCTTCATGGATGAGGCCGAGGCCGTTGCCATTGTGGCAAACGTGGTCAACGCCATCGATGCCCAAAACCGGCGATTTATATCGGAGCCCGCAATCATGGGCTGGGGCCGTGAGATTTCAGAAATCAAATGTGAGCGCACGGATCGATAGGATCAAGCGCCAGGCAGGAGCACACCCATGATCACGCAAGCCGATCTCGATACCTGGTCCAAGGTACAAAAGGCGATTGCCGCCGAGGCGCGGCGGCTTTGTGCGCAATCTTGCGGCGATGCTCCGAATTGCCGGGGCTGCAATGCGGCCACGCATCGGGATTGGCGGCGTGATGGATTTGAGGCGCTGCGCAAACGTGCGCGGGTGGGTGAGATCCAGCCGGGTGAGGCCTTTGATCGTTTCTGGGCCGCGTATCCGCGCGGTCGCAAATCCGGCAAAGCCGATGCGAAACGGGTGTTTGTGCAGATCGTCACCGGAAAGCACCGCGATCTTGTCGCCACCCCGCATGAGCTGATCCTGGGTGCGATGCGCTACGGCGCGGTGATGGGTGACAATCACCGCTTTGTGGTGATGCCCGCCCGCTGGCTGCGCGAGGGGCGCTGGCAGGATGAGGATATGGGCTTTGGCCATCTTTCCCAGCCCGCTCAAAATCAGGTTATGACCGCCTTTGATGAGCTCATGGCCGAGCTCGGCGGTGCCCCGGTCGATGGGTGATGCCCGTGCGGTGGCCTTGCCCCGCGATCTGGCCCCTGTCACGTCTGAGCATGCGCGCATGCTGGAGGCCACCGGAGGCCGGATCACGCCCACAACGTTACTGATTTCCGAGAATGCCTTGCCCGCGATTGTCTCTGAGCTGGAGGCGCTATGCGTGCCCACGACGCCCGAGCGCGGGGTGGAATGGGCGCGGTTCTTGACCGGGTGTTATCCCACTTTCAAGGCCCATGATCCCAAGGTGTATGTGCGGGCGATCAGCTCGCTATTCGCCGAGACGCCCGAGGACTTGTGCCGGATCGGCGTGGATCGCATGTCGCGGAGCTTCAAATTCCCACCCTCGCGGGCCGAGGTGCATGAGGTGCTGGAGGAGCTGCGCCGTGAGCGGATGGGTAAGATCGCGATTGCCAAAGCGATGCAGCGAGAACATGCGCGGCGGCGCGAGGAGGCCCAGGAGGCCGAACGTCGAGCCGAGGAGCGCCGCAAATGGCGCGAGAAACATGGTGACAAAAGCACGCTCGATGTAGTCCTGAGTGAGATCAAGAGGCCCTGATCTCCCACCATTTCACCGATCAACGCACTTTGTGCGACGGTACTTTCCCAAATTTCTCCTCTGCATCGCTCATAAGGGCGGCATCCAAAAACGTCTTGAGAGCTGAGAGCTCGGTTTTTGTCTCGCCGTCCTCATTGGCGTCCTTGGCTTTTGGATTGTCCTTGTGAAACGATGCCAGCGTTGCCCGGATAAACTGACTGAACAGGAGCTCGTCTCTTTCGTTTTGCGTCATACCCGACACGACCCGATTGAACGCCTTGAAACTTGAAATCCCCAAGCTCTCGGTTTGGTACGGCTCCCGTGACTTCGCCCACTCTGAGGATCGGATCACCTCAAGGGCGTCCTCCTCTGATATCCATTGTTTTTCGGCCATGATCGATCCTCCTAATATCCGCAAGCGGCTACGCAACCTTTGAAACGCCCTGAGCGGCCAAAACACGACAATCGCCCCAAGGACGATTAGCGCCACGCGCACAAAGGGTAAATTGAGGAATGCCAGGACGGCAATGCTCTGAGCCCCGAACCAAGTAATGATCGGGTCATAATTCATGTTGGCCAGCCAGGTTGCCCATTGATCAAGCGCGCTCGGAATGCCTCCAAATCCAATGATCCAGAGAGCAAAGCCGAATAAGCGCCAGGGCCAGCTAATGAGGTTTCGAGTGCGTTTCCATATACGCCGGAAGATGGCGTAAGAATTGCAGAAAGTAGAGTCGAATTAACAACTTGGCGCATTACTTATCTGCCTTCTCATCAAGCTTGCGCTCGATCCGCTCCAGCGAGCGGGTGATCCGATCCATGCTTTCCTCATGGTGCTTGTCCTGGATTTCCTGTTTGGTCTCCAGGATCGCCACGCGGCCTTTGAGGTGGAACCATTGCGCGACCAAGCCAATCGCCATGCCGCCCCAGGTGAGGATATCTTTGAGACTGACCTCCATCACACCGCCCCCCTGATCAGGCGGCGCGCATGCCATCGGATCGCGCCGATCCGCACGGCGGCGAACATCGCGCCACGCCAAAGGCCGGGCATGCCAAGCACACCGAGCGCCTCGTGAAACACCCGGTCGCAATACCGGCGCGTGTATTTCCCGCTCTCCAACATCCAATCATGCAGCGCGGCGGCTTGGATGTAATCCGGGTGCGCCATCGGCACGAGCATGCGGAACGGGAGCGGCACCGATGCGCCATCAAAGACGAATGAACCGGGCACCGTGATCACCTCGGTGGGGTTGTCCAGATCGCCCACGGCATACTCAAACCCGATCCAGATTTTCCAGCGAGGCCGCTGCATGCCGGGCGGCAAGATGCGCCGCCAGCCTCGCGGCTTACCTTGCACGGCGGTGACGATGAGGGGTTGCGTAAAGCTCGACATTAGACGCCCGCCCCGCTGATCTTGGCGAGCTCGGCGCGCCGATCCGCACTGGCCTGGGTGTGCAGATCGCAAAGCTCGGCCCGATAAATCCCCGCTGCGCATGCCCGCGCTACGGTATCATCGATCCGATCTTGATCCTTGATGGTCTCGCCTTTTGCGCCGGGGAGCGCATCGCCTATAGTGCGCTCAACGCCCCCGACACTGGCCGGTTGCAAAGTCGAACACGCCGCCATCGTCAATACAGCGCTCAAAAACAGAGCTTGCCTGATCAGCCGCATCTCCTGCCTCCTGATTTAGTTGGTTGATTTCCGCCTCGGCGCTTTCGCGGCCCAGGCCGTAGATGCTGGCGGCAACGGCGGAGATCGCCACAACCGCCAGCGCGATGAGCATGGGCCGGGGGATCATGCGACCCCCGAGAGGCAAAGGGTGGTTTCCTCGGCTCGCCGGTTGACCAGGCCGCGCACAACGCGCCCGCCCGCCTTGTTCCACCAGCCAAGCGCCTCGCATGCGCCCGCGATATTGGCCTGGTTGAGCCGTCGCACGGCGGTGCTTTTGGCGGTGCCGGAAACACCCACATTGCAGGCCAGGCTGGTGAATGCCACATCCCGCTCGACCGGCAATCGGGCGCGCACGGTCTCGGGCGTGAAGGCGGGCCGGAGCCCGTCCCGATAGGCGATGATCTCGCGCGCAAACATCGCATCGCATTGGGCCTTGGTGTAGCTGTCGCCGAGCTTCACGCCCTTGGTTTCGCCATAGCAAACCGTAGGCACGCCCACGATATCGAGATAGGCCTCCAATCGAAGCCCCTCCCATCGGCCAATGAAGGGGATCGCAACCTCCAGAAAGGTGGCATCGGGGCTTGCGCTTGGGCTGGTGGTCGCGGCGATCTCCGCTTGCGGCGGCGTGGCCACGCTCAGATCGAGCGCACCTTTGCCGGTGCCCTGGCCGAGATAGAGCGCCAGCCCCAGCACCACGGCCAGAGCGCCCACCACCCAGGGCGAATTGGTTTTCGAGCGGTCAATGCCCTGATCCCAGATGCGCCCGATGATGCCGTAGATCAGCAAGGCGATCCCGGCGATCCACCAGATGCGCGGATTGGTATCGACGCCCCAGCCCCAAAAGATGATCTCGGGCAGCAGAAGGCAAAAGAGGCTGGCATAGAATGCCCACATGCTATGCGCGCTCTTGGCCACGGATTTCCAGTTTGCAATGAGTTTCATGGGAACCTCCAAAGGGTTGAGATGGATGATCAGGCCTGTGGCTCGATGAGCGCGCCGGTCTGGAGTTTGAAGAGGATGAAGGTCTGGAGCTTGAGGATGTGCTTGGACCAATCGCGCATATTCGCGGCCACGTTGCCGGTGAAGGCGTAGCGGCGCAGACGCCATGCGAGAAACTCGGTCACAACCTCATCAACCGCCTCGGCGGATACCGGACGATCCAGATGATCGGCGATCTTGATCAAAAGCCGCTCGGCCACCTTCTGGCCCTGGTGAATGGCGCAATCAAAGACGGCCACGGCCAACTCGGGCGGCATCTCATCGCAATGCAACGCATCCCAAAGCTCGCGCGCCTCGGTGGCTCCGCTCCCGTCACTGTGACCGGCCATGCTGAACCCCACGGCCTGATCAAAGATCGAGGGCGCATCCGGGGTTTGCGTCTCGCCCGTGGTGCCTTGCTGATCGCCCGTTTGATTGCCCGTGCCTTGCGCCAGGGCGTCATTGGTGCCCGCCGGTGTCTCGGTATTCGGCGTCTGATCGGTGCTGGGTTTCGCATCCGATTTGGTTGCCTCGGCCACGGCCTTGGCGGCTGCGGCGTCTTTTGCGGCTTTGGCCTCGGCCCGCTTTTTCGCGGCGGCGGCTTTTTGTTCTTCGGTTAGTTTGGCCATGTCACTTCCTTTCGATGGCGGTTTGGTTGCTGGCGCGCCTATCGCTGGCGCACCTCCAGCCCCCGCGCGCGGAGTGCGCTCGTGAGCTCATCGACCGCATCCTGACCGACCTCGGGAGCCAGAAAGCCGAGGCCCTCTTGCTCCAATTCTGCGACGGCCCGCGCGAGCCAGGGATTACCCTTGCGCGCCGGTTGCTTGACCGATTTGACGGGATGCGCCGCGCCCTTCCACTTGAGGGCTTTCTTGCGTTTGGGCTTGATGGTGATCGCTGGACGGCCATCGTGCACGGCCCGCGCATAGGGCGTATTGGCCGACAGGATCGCATCATCACTGCCCGAGGGCTCGACCACATGGGATTTGCGCAGATCGCCGCGATCAAAGGGCACGTTGCCCTGGCGGGTTGCGATCTCGCGCACCTTCTCGGCGATCATCAAGGCGAGGCGCTGGAGGTTCACGACAACACCTCCACCCCAAAGCCCGCGCCACCGCCGAGCTTGGCGCGCCCATCGGCGGCAAGGGCGATGGCCCAGAACAGATCGCCATGCCCGCTTTCATCGCGCTCGGCATCGTATTTGATCGAGGTGCCACTGATCACCTTTTGGATCGAGTGGAGCTGAGCTAGCACATCGGGATCATTGGGCAGGAGGAGGCGACGTTCTTCGCAGAGCTTGAGCATGTTAAGCGCCAGGCGCGCCTTGCGCTGCGCCGAGAACCACACCCCCTCGAAACGCTCGGGGCTGGAAACGTGAAGCTCCTCGGCAAGCTGCATGCCAAGGCCGGTTTTATCGACCTTCCAATTTTCCACATCGAAACGCCCATCCAGCTCGTGGATCGCGGCTTTCTGCGCGTTGAACGGGAGCCCCTTGTGGAGCTTGTGATAAAGCAGCGCAAAGCGATCTTTCCATTTGTCGCGCTGGTATTCCTGGCCGATGATCGCCAGCGCCGTGCGGTCATTGATCCGGCCCACATCGACGCCGCCGCGCAACCGTCCAAACCGGGCCGGGATGATCTCGGTGGTGGTGAGCGCGTGCAGCAATTCCCAGGAGAGAAGCGCCGAGCCATTCTCGGCCCATTTGCACTCGTAGAACATCGCCCAGCTCTCGCTATCAAAGAGCATGCGCAGCTCATCGAGCTCGCCGGGCAGCGGCATGCCTTGCGCGATTGCCTCCTCGATGGTGATGGTCCAGCGCCGCCAATGGCCGTGCTTGTTCTGGTGATTGGTGGCGATCTCCCAAAAGAGCGATCCGGGCAAGAACGGGGTGGAAAACACCGTGACACGGCCACCGATGGCGGTGATCGAGGGAATGACCGCCGCCCAGAGCATCTTTTGATTGCGCACCCAGGCAAACTCATCGAGCCACACATCGCCCGGCCAGCCCTGCGCCGTGCGAAAGTTGGTGGACACGGCCACGATATCGGAGCCCATGACAACGATCTTGTTGGCCTTATCCTCATCGAGGAGCACCCCCAGCCGCTCGGCATGGTGGCGCACATATCCGAGGATGATTTGGGCCTGCCTTTCGGAGGCTGAAACCACGATTTGCGGACGCCGCGCCATTGCCCCCAAAAGCACCGCCAGCCCCACCACGTAGGAGAAACCGATCTGGCGCGCCTTGAGCACGATACGAAAGCGATCTTCGCTCTCCAGGAACTCGCGTTGATAGTCGTAAAGCCCGTAATCGGGATCTAAAACCCGTGCCAACGTATCGGCGGAGACGGCATCGGCCACGATGGGGCGCGGCTTTGGTTTGGGCGCGAGTTTCTTCATGCGCTCCAATGACTTGGTGAGCATGGCGAGGCGCTGCGTTTGCGCATTGGTGAGGCTCTTGCGGCGGCTCAGGCGGAGGATTTGCGCCTCCAGCCCATCGGTTGTCTCGCGGCGCTGGCGGAGCTCGCTCATCCAATCGCCCGCCTTGATCCAATGGCGCACCGTGCGCGGGCTGCACCCGATCCGCTCGGCGATCTCCGCCGAACTGTCACCCGCCAGAAATTCGAGATACGCGGCCTCTTTTTGAGCGTCAGAATATTTGGGGGGACGGCCACGGGATTTAGATGCCCCGGAGAGCGCCTGAGTGGACTCAGAATTGCCCTTCTCGGCTTTTTTGGTATCATGGGTGCCGCCAGCACCTAACGACGCTCTACGGGCCGCTCTGGGGCTCTTTGGGTTTTGGATGTGATCCACCATTGCCTCACACGCCCTCAGAGCTTGGCCAGGAGCGCGGCAAGCGTCTCAACCGGGGTTGTGGGTGCAGATTTTGTGATGCCGTCCTGAGCATCCTCTGAGGTGCTCTGTGCGCGTCCCTGCAAAAACGGCAACAGCGCGCGGGCCTCTGGTCCTGAGATGATGCCCGCCTGCACAAGCTCGGGCAGGTTCTCGGCATCGTCTTTGGGCGGTGTGAGATCGAGCGGGCGGAAGGCTACCTGATTATCGCCCAATCCTTCCTCGGCAATGCCCGGCTCGACGCCGATCTCGGTGAGAAGCGGGCGGAGCTGATCGAGCATGCGCCGCCGTTTGGGTTTCAAGGTCAGATGCTCGAAGGTGAAAAGCTGGCCCGACACCTCGCCCCCGCCGCCGAGCTGGCCAGCGGTCATGATCCCCAGCATGCGGGGCGGCACGCCGTGGGCCACGGGAATACGGTCGCGGGCGGCATCGATGAGCTTGAGGAAATCCCCATCCTTCATATCCGCCGTGAGCTTGTCGATCTTGATCTCGCCCTCTTCGGGGTGATGCAGGATCAAGGTGCGATGCGCGTTATCAAGCCCCTGAAATTCATTGCGAAAGAAGTTTTGAATATCGCGTTTCATCTGGGCCGATGGCGTGGTGCCCTTGAAGGTGATCGCGTATTCGGGAATGGCGTTGTTTTTGAAAAACGATGCGTTGTAGCGGGTGGCCGCATAGGCCAATTCCAGCATGCCCTCGGCCCCGATCCAGGTGGGCAGGGCATAGCGTCGCCCCTCGGGGCAGAGCTCTTTGAGCTGCACAATCTCCTGGGCGGTAAAGGTAATTTTCTTGGTCTCGCCGTTTAGCTTTGGCACCCGCTGGAGAAACCCATTGCGATAGCGGCACATGGTGATCGCGGGCAGACGGCGAAGCCCCAGAATGCGCTCACCATCACGGGAGCGGATCACTTGCAAAAAGGCATTGCCGTAGGTCTCAAGATCGAGATCGAGCGAGGTAAAGAGCTCCGCCGCCCCGGTATCGCAAAGGGCCTCGATCCTGGCCGCGCCGCCGCCCTGCAATCCGCCGCCAAAGGCGCTCTCGGCCTTGACGTGAATGGCCCGGTTGTGCTCGGCGCTGGAGCGATAGAGGAGCGCCAGATTGCGCGGCGGGATCGGCCAGAGATACTCACCATCAAGCCCCACCTCCTGGCGGGATGTGAGTAGCGCGTCGATGCCTGATTTCAGGACGGCGGAGGAGCCGAATTTTGGCTCGTGATCTGGGGTTTCTGTATCGCTCATGAGTTGAGAGATACATCACGAAAAGCGCGGGCAATATTCCCCTAAGCCTTTGATTGTCAAGGTTCTGACACTCTCCGCCTCGCCCATCTTTCACGACAATTTCCGATCAGGCAAGAGTGTTTCAAGCAAAACGAAACATGCCCCAGGAGCCTGACCCTTGGCCAAGCTGAAAGACCTTTCTGTGAGCTTCCTGTCGCTGGTGAAAACCCCGGCGACCGGCAAGGGTTTGACCCTCAAATCGGCCAAGCCCGGCGAGCGCGCCTCAACCTTCGAAATCGTCAAAACCGACGATGAGCGCATGGTGGCGTATGGGATCGTCTATGCCCCCGATCAGGAGGATGCGCATGGCGACACCGCCAGCGCCGATACCATCCGCAAGGCGTGTTACGAGTTTATGCGTGAGGGGCGGCTCAAAAACATTGATACCGAGCATTCTTTCACCAATGAGAGCGCCTATGTCTGCGAATGCTGGCTCGTTCGAAAAGGCGATGAACTGTTCCCATCCGAGCCCGAGGGCGCATGGGCCGTGGGTATTCGCATCGGCGATCCCGATCTTTGGAAACAACTGAAATCCGGCGAGCTGACTGGCATCTCATTGGCTGGCATCGCTCGCATGGAGCCCGAGCCGGATGATCCGGCCCACCCTCGGTACACCGAGAAAGACGCCGCGCCCGGATGGTTCACGTCCTGGCTCAAATCCATGACCGGCGTGAACCCAACCACACCCAAGGAGACTGACATGGACAAGAATGAGGTCCAGGAGATCGTGCGCGACACGCTTAAAAGCGAGCTGGGCGATGCGATCACCACGGCGCTGAAATCCGCCGGTATTGGCGATCAGGCCACCCCCAAAGACCCCGAGCCCACCGAGGTTGAGAAAGCGGTTGCCGCCGCGCTCAAAGCCGCCGGGATCGAGCCCAAAACCCCCGCCGCCGAGAATGGCGATGGTGGTGACGGCGATCCGGCGGAGGGCGGTGAGACCGATATTGAGAAGGCCATCGCCAAGGCGCTTGGCGGTTTCGAGGCCAAGCTCGACGACAAAATCACCAAAGCGCTCGCAAAGGGCGTCACCGAAACTGACCCGGCATCGGGCGTCAAGTCTGAGGAGAGCTTCCTATGAGCACCATCAAACTGGCCGATGGCACCGAAATCGAGGAAGTGATTGCGGTTGCCAAGAGCCTCATTCAACCCGAGGATTTGCGCAATGGCGGCGTGCTCACGCCCCAAGGTGCAAGCCGCCTCATTTCGATGCTCTATGCGGACCCGTTTTTGAAACAGGTCACGACCGAGCGCATGTTGCGTCTGACCAAGAATGTCGATGTGCTCGATATCATGCGCCGCCAGCTCGTGCGGGTGGCACAGGGCAATGAGCCCGATGATAGCGATCTGACCGGCGCGGCGGAGTTTGGGTGCAAGCTCACCGCCCTCGATGTGCAGCTTTTCGCCTCGCTCACGCTGGATTTCCTGCGCGACAACAAGGACAACCCCAACCTCCAGAAAGAGGTTGAGACCGGGTTCAACACCCGCCTGGGCAATGATCTGGTCGATCTGGCATTCAACGGCGTGGCCGATGATGCCGTGGGCGCGGATCGCGCGGCCAAGTTTATCCGGCTCAACAAGGGCTGGCTCCAGATCATGCGCGAGGCCGACAACACGCCCAAGGTCGATATCGACCCGGCAACTGATGGCTGGAAAGCCTCGCTCAAGTCGATCATGGAGGCGGGCGATATCCGTTTCCGCAAAACCTCGGTGTTCCTCATGAACACGGCGGATGCGGACGATTACGCCGAGGAGCTGAATGCCCCGATCACGGGCATGGCGCTCGACGCCGATAGCCCGCTGCGCCGCTACAAGGGCAAGCCCATCGTGGATCATCCCGAGATGCCGCAAGGCTCGGTGGCCTTCACGCCGCTAAAAAACCTGGTTGTCGGTTTGCACACCGATATCCAGCGCAACCGGGCGTATCACAACCGCCGCCGCGCGCTCGAATACACCTTCGATATGGCGGTGGATTTCGAGGTGGCCGTGAAGCAAGCCGCCGTCCTGGGCGAGTAACCCATGCCCGAGGCCGCACCCGTCACCCCGGCTGAGATCAGAGCCTATGCCAACCTCCCCAGCGAGGTGCCCGAGGCTTTGCTCGAAAAGCACATTGGGATCGCCACCCGCGATCTCACCCGTGCCACCGGGGTGGCGGCTGCGCCTGACGGCAAGGCCGAGATTTGGGCTGAGGCGCTCACGGTGCGCGCCCTGGCCAGCGTCTTTCCCTGGCTCAACACCTTCGCGCTCGATGGCGCGGCCAAGGTGGGGCGGCTGGAGGGATCGGTGGAATACCGTTTCCTCGATGCCGAGGAAGTTGAGGCGCGTGTCGATGAATTGAATGGCCGTTTCGATGAGCTGGTGGCCGAGCTGGCCCCTGTCGAGACGAGCGAGACCCCCAGCGATCAGGTGAGCACCGGAGTGGCCACGCTGATCGCGGTTTAGGAGAAACCCATGCGCCTGCGCACCCGTATGCATGAGGAGTTGATTGCCCGCATCGCTCAGGCTTTGCCGGATGCTCTGCCCACCGTTTGGGGGCATAGCGGCGGTATCGTTCTGGTGATCGAGCAACTCAAATTCACCAGCGCGGGCGGCAATGACAAAAATGGCTGGGCGCAGCTTGCCAAATTCACCGGCGTGCTCCGCGCCGAGCTGCGTGCCGATGAGATCGACGCGATGGAGGTGGAGCCGCTTATCACCAATCTCGTGGCTGACCCGGTGTTTCTGGCGCGAGATGAGGATGGTGAGATCGATGCTTTGAGCGAAACTGCCCGCGCGATCTTGGCCGAGTGGCGCGACACCGTGCGCGATACGCAAGTTGTTTCCGCCCTGCGCTTCAATGTTGAGGGCACGATGCTGCGCCGCGTGCCCAATACCCCCGCACTGGGTGCACCCGTAATCAATCGGGGTGAGACGATATGAGCGAGACGCCATTTAACCTACAGCAATTGGATCGCCAGCTTGGCGGCATGATCCGCCTCGGCAAGATTTGCGATACCGATTACCCCAAGGGCCTCGCCAAGGTCATGATCGATGGCGCACCCTCGGGCTGGCTTCCGATGATGACTGCGCGCGCGGGCAATGACCGGGTGTGGCATCCCTACGAGGATGGCGAGCAAGTGGTGGTGTTTTCCCCCAGCGGCAATCCCACCAATGGCGTGATCATGGGCGCGGCCTTCACCGATGCTCATGCCGCCAACGGCAACTCGCCCGACATTCACCGCACCGATTACGGCAACGGCTCGTTCGTCGAGCACAACCGGGCTACCGGCACGCTCACCATCAACGCCACCGGCGATATCAACATCATTTCCGGCGGAACCGTGACCATTCAAGGCCTCGTCAAGGTGGAAGGTGGTGAGCTGACCCACAACGGCACCAACGTAGGGGATGAACACAAGCACAAAGACGTGACGCCCGGTCCTGCGAAAACGGGAGAGCCGGAATGAGCTTCACCGGCCTTAACATGACCACCGGGCGTAACATTTCCGGGCTTGATCACTTGCGGCAATCGGTGCGCGATATCTTAATCACGCCCATCGGCTCGCGCGTCATGCGCCGCGATTATGGCTCGGGGCTTTTCGAGCTGATCGATCAAAATCTCACCGGCCTTGTGCTGGCCCAGATTTATGCGGCCACCGCCGATGCGCTGCGCAAATGGGAGCCGCGCTTGCGCGTCACTCGTGTGCAGGCCGAGGCTTTGCCAGAGGAGCTGGAGGAGGGCCGGATCACGATCACGCTTGAGGGCCAATACCTGCCCGAGGGCCGGGAAATCACGCTTGAGGGGATCGTGCTATGAGCTTCACCGCGATCAGCCTTGACAAGGCGGGCACGCCCCAGGTGATCCCGCAACTGCCCTTTGGGGAGGTGTTCGCCGCGCGCAAAGCCCGGTTCATCGAACTGGCGGAGGCCCGCGATGATGCCGAATATCTAGCCAGCGTCAAAGCGGCACTTGATCTCGAAAGCGAGGGGCTTGTGCAGCTCCTCCAGGAGGATAGCTGGCGCGAGCTGGTGGTGCGCCAGGATGTGCAGGATGCAGGCCTAGGCAATATGCTGGCCTTTGCGACCGGCCCCGCGCTCGATCACCTTGCCGCCTTCTATGGCGTAGCCCGCCAGATCGTGCAGGAGGCCGATGCCACTGCCACCCCGCCGATCCCCGAGATTTGGGAAACCGATGAGCGGTTGCGCAAGCGCACCCAGCTCGCGCCCGAAGGCTTCACTACCAACGGCACGCGCGGAGCCTATGTGTTTTGGGGGCTTTCGGCCTCTCCGCTGGTCAAGGATATCGGCGTATCCCAAACCGAAACCCCCGGCGAGGTTCGGATCACCGTGCTTTCCACAGAAGGCAACGGCACCCCGGATGCGGCTCTCCTGGCGCGCGTCGATGAGGAGCTCACCGCGCGCAAGCCCTTGAATGCCGCCTTGATCATCGAGGCCGCGAGCATCACCCCCTACACCATCGCCGCAACTCTGACGCTTTATGAGGGGCCAGGCGCGGAGCCAGTCCTGGAGGCTGCGACTGAGACGCTCAAATCCTTTGTGACGCGCCGCCACCAGCTTGGACATGATGTGGTGATCGCTGGCCTCAATGCCGCGCTCTATCAAGAGGGGGTGCAGAATGTCGATCTGGGCGGGTTCGCCTCCGATCTGATCGTGGGGCCACGCGAGGCTGCGTGGTGTGATCCCGAGGTGGATATCTCGGTGACGATTGGAGGACGCAATGTCTGATCTCCGGTCTCTTTTGCCACCCATCGCTCCGGCTCCGCTGCGCCGTGATCTTGAGATCGTTATGGCAGAGCGCGAAGCGGGGCTCGGCGATGTGATCCACACGCTTTGGGACCCTCAGAAATGCCCGGAACACCTTTTGCCCTGGCTGGCCTGGGCGCTTTCTGTGGATGAGTGGGATGAGGGCTGGTCCGAAGATCAAAAGCGCAACGTGATCGCCGCATCCATTTCGGTCCATCGTGACAAGGGGAGCTTGGCATCGGTGGAGCGCGCGCTCGCTGCGGCGGGCTATGGCACCGCCCGCATTGTTGAGCGCTTTGGGTGGGAATTTCATGATGCCGCCTATCAGCACGATGGCACAATCACCTACGCCGCGCCGGATCATTGGGCCGAATATCGAGTGATCCTCGCGCGCCCGATCACCATCGAGCAAGCCGCCCAGGTGCGCCGCATTCTCGGGGATGTGGCCCCGGCCCATTGCCATCTCAAGGCACTGGATTTCACCGAGGCGCTCAACACCTACAACGCCCGCATCACCCATGACGGGCAATTCACGCATGGAGTAGCATGATGGCAGGATTGCAAGAGCAAGCCCTTTGGGATGCCGAGATTTACCAGATCGAGCAAACCGATCCCGTTGTCGGTGGCCCTCCCAATCTGGCCCAGGGCCAGGGCATCACAAACGTGCCCCACCAGGCGCTTGCCAACCGCACGGCATGGCTCAAAACCCAGATCGAGGCGTTGCAACAGACGCTCACCGATCTGACAAGCGGTGCGCCTGGCGCGATGGACACGCTCAATGAGTTGGCGGCGGCGCTTGGCGATGATCCGAATTTCTCGGCCACCGTTCTGAACAAGATTGGGTCGCTGGAAAGCGCTGCAAACGTAGTCGCGGATGGTGCGAATGTGCCTGCGCATGGGATCGCACGCTCCCGCGATGGAGTTATCATGGTCAATCCGACCGACGGCGGGCTAGTGGTTTCCGGCGTGAGCCAAGCTGAGCTTGAAGCGGATGGCTTTGTCACTCTGATCCAATACATCCGCAATCTGCGCCCTGCGCCGCGCAACTACCTCATCAATGGCGGCTATGACATCTGGCAGCGGGGCACGGTGTTCACTTTCGCGGGTTATGGCGGGGCGGATCGCTGGGCCAATACCAACTATGGCAGTACCAAGACGGTATCGCGTGAAGCCTTTGCGGTGGGGCAAACAGACGTGCCCGGTAATCCGCGCTATTTCGAGCGCACCGTTATCAACTCGGTTGCGGGTAATGCCAACTATGTCGGCACACACCAACGCATTGAGGGCGTGGGATCACTCGCGGGCCGAAAAGCCACGCTGACCTTCTGGGCCAAGGCCGATGGCAACAAATCCATTGGCGTCAATATCCGCCAGAACTTCGGCACAGGCGGCGCACCTTCGCCCGTCAATTCGTTCTTCGCGCAAGCGGTCAATCTGACCAACCAATGGGCGCGGTATGATCTTGTGATTGATGTGCCTTCTATTGATGGCAAGTCCATCGGCACAGGCGGCAATGATTGTCTGCATGTCGGCTGGTGGCATGACGCCGGATCGGATCATGCTGCCCGCTCATCTGGGATCGGGCAGCAATCCGGCACCTTTGATGTGGCGCGCGTATCCTTGGTCGAGGGAGATTACTCAGACCATCCCGACCCATTTGAAATGCGCAGCATTGGCGATGAGTTGGCGCTTTGCCAGCGGTATTTCCAAAAGAGTTACAACCTAGAAACTGCGCCCGGAACGGCGATTGGGACTGGGGCCGAATACACGCAACGGGTAAGTTCCTCATCCCCTTATGCGGACTACTATCGGGTCAAGTTTCCAACTGCCATGCGCCGCGATCCAAGCATTGTGATCTACTCGCCTGTGACGGGTAACTCTGGCTATGTCCGCGACACTTCTGCCGGTGTGGAGGTTGGTGTGCAAACCCTGTTTTGGAATGGCGAGAGCGGCTTCGGGATCGGGGCAATCATGGCCGGGGTGCAGCGTCCCTATGCGTTTCACTACACCTCTGACACCGAACTTTGAAGGGAAAGCCGATGCAAGTTGAAAGTGCAAGACATCTGCCAAGCGGCTCAATCGAAGCCGTGATCGACGGTGTACCGATTGTTGTGCCGGACGATCCGGGTAATCGTCATCGTGCCGCATTTGATGAATGGCTCTCGCAAGGGGGCGAGATCGCGCCTGTGCCGCGCGAGGATTTGCGCAACATGGCTATGGCCCGCGTCGATGCAGAGCATGCCGACTATCTGGTCATGCTCACAGGCGGTGCGACCGTGGCTGAACGCGACACATGGAAGGTCAAAGAGGAAGCGGCCCGGGCCTTTGAGGCGGGCACGGCAACACCCGGCCAAACAGCTATGCTCGCCGCCGAGGCGCAAGGCGCGGGCATCACTGAGGCCGAGCTGGCCGCGACCATCATCGCCAAAGCCGATGCGTTCCTCGCACTTGTCGGTGTCGCCGCTGGCCTGCGCGCCAAAGGCCGCGCTGCCATCATGGCCGCAACCGATGAGGCCGTTCCGCTCGATCAGGTTGAGACCCAGATCGACGTCGTATTCGCCCAACTTGCCCAAGAGGTGCAGGCCGCGATCACCCAAATCCAAACCGCAAACGCTCAACAGACAGGAGGCAACCATGCCTGAGCAGTTTCTCCACGGCGTGGAGGTTGTCGAGATCGACACCGGAACACGCCCCATTCGCACCGTGCGCTCCTCGGTCATTGGCCTGGTGGGCACCGCCCCCGAGGCCGATGCCGCCAAATTCCCGCTCAACACGCCCGTGCTGATCGCCGGGCGGCGCGGTGATGCCGCTGGCCTGGGCACCGATGGCACCTTGCCCGGCGCTATCGATGATATCTTTGACCAGGCGGGCGCGATGATCGTGCTGATCCGCGTGGCCGAGGGAGCCGATGATGCCGAGACGATCTCCAATGTGATCGGCGGCATCGATGATGACAGCGGCCAATATGAGGGCGTCCAGGCGCTCCTCGCCGCCGAGAGCGTGCTGGGCCTGGCTCCGCGCATTCTGGTGGCCCCTGGCTTCACTCAGGAGCAAGCCGTGGTTTCCGAGATGGTGTCCATCGCCACGCGGCTGCGCGCCATGATCATCGCTGATGGCCCCAACACCAATGACGCCGCCGCGCTGGCCTATCGTGGCAACTTTGGCTCGGATCGCATCTACCTGGTCGATCCCTGGGTGCGCGTCTGGGATACGGAAACCTCGACCGAGGTTGTGCGCCCCAGCTCGGCCCGCATCGCGGGCGTTTGGTCCAAGTCGGACGCCGAGCGCGGGTTCTGGCATTCGCCCTCCAACCGCCTCATCGATGGGATCGTGGGCACCGCCCGCTCGGTGGATTTCACCCTGGGCGATCACAATGCCCGTGCCAACTACCTCAACGAAAATGAGGTAAGCACGATCATCCAGCGGGATGGTTATCGCATCTGGGGCAACCGAACGCTTTCCGCCGATCCCAAATGGGCCTTTGTGAAGCGCCGCCGGATCGCCGACATGATCAACGAAAGCATCATGCAGGCGCATTTCTGGGCGGTGGACCGCAACGCCGATGCGCAATATTTCGAGAACGTGACCGAGGGCGTCAATTCCTATGGCCGTCGCATGATCTCGGTGGGCGCGCTGGTGGGCTTCAATTGCTGGCCCGATCCCGACCTCAACACCCCCGAGGAGCTCGAAGCGGGCAAGGTCTATTTCAACTATGACTGGGTTGAAACGCCGACCGCCGAGCACATCACCTTCCGTTCCATGATCAACAACGGCTACCTCTCCGAGGTTGTGCCGATTGCCGCCTAAAGGAGGGCTCAAGCAATGCGCGATCTGCTGAAATATCAAAACGTCTTTGTGGATGGCTATGGCTTTGCGGGCCTGGCCTCCGCGATCACCGTCCCGAAACCCGAGGTGGCCACGCGGGATTTCTCCGCCGCTGGCGTCGGGCCGATCAAGGTGTGTATGGCCCGCATGGCCAATGCGCTTTCCTCGGAGATCACCTTTGAGGGGTTTGATCCCTATCTCTATGGGCTGATCGATATCACAGAGGGCTCGATCATCCCATTCACCTCCAAGGGCTCGGCGGAGGATGATGATGGCACCACCCATGCCCACACCATCAAAATGACCGGCTTTATCGAGACGCTTGATGAGGGTGAGTGGAAGGATGGCGAGGGCGTGCCGCTCAAGCTGGGCATGTCTCTGCGTTACTACAAGCGCGAGCGCGATGGCCAACTCCTGATCGAGTATGACCCGATCAACATGGTTTGGCGCGGCCCGGACGGCAAGAACAAGCTCGAAGAGCATAAACGCAACATTGGCCGGTAAGGAGGGCATAGACCATGAGCCGCGAAACCATTGAGCTGCAATATCCTGTCACCGTTGATGGCGAGGAATACACCGTGTTTTCCCTGCGCCGCCCCAAGATGCGCGACATGAAGAAACAGCAAAAGCACAAGGACGATCTCGACAAGGCCACGGCCATGATCGCCGATCTGGCCGAGGTGTCCACAAAGGTGGTCGATGAGCTGGACCCGGTGGACTTCACCGCGCTGAGTGACTGGGTGGGAAAGTGTATGCCAAATGCGGAGGGTATGACCCCGTAAGGCTGCGCCCCGTTGTCCTTTTCATGTCACGAAAATTCGGCTGGCAACCCTCGGAATGCGAGGAGATGCCAGTCGAGGAGCTCCTGGAATATTTCCGGGACGGCCTTGAATATGTGCGGGTAGAACGTGAGGCCCGCATAAACGCGGAGCATCCATTTCCATGATCCCCGACATCGATCTTTCTGTATTTGTGCGCATGGGTGACAAGATCACCGCGCCGCTCAGGGATGTGGAAAACACCGTTGCCAAGGCCTCGGAGCGCATGACCAAGCGGCTCCAGCTTTCCATGAAACTGGCGGGCGGCGGCGCGATTGCCACGGGCATCGCGCTTGCCTCGCGCCGCATGGTGCAGGGTTTCACCGATAGTATCCGCGAGGTGGAGCGCGCCAAGGGCGAGCTCGCCACGCTGGGCGTGCAAGACCTGGGGGCCATCGTCAACCGGGGCCGCGAGATGCAGACCCAGCTTGCGGGCATTACAGCGGATGCCTTTGTGCGCGCCGCCTATGATATCAAATCCGGGATCAGCTCGCTCACCGATCAGGGCGTGGCCGATATGACCGCCTCGGCGCTGGTGGTGGCCAAGGCCACGCGCGGCCAGGCCGAGCAAATGACCTCACTCTTTGCCACCTCTTACGGCATTTTCAAAAAGCAGATGGCCGATCTTACCGATGCCGAATTTGGCGAGCGGTTTGGCGCAGCACTTTCCGCCTCGGTCCAGCAATTCAAAACCGATGGCGCGGCGATGCAGCAAGCCATCGAGAGCGCCGGTGCCGGTGCCACCAATCTCGGAATGCAGATGATCGATCAGCTCACGCTCCTCGGCATGCTGCAACAACAAATGTCCGGTGGCGAGGCCGGGACCGCGCTTAAGGCCTTTGCCAACAAGGCGGCTGAGGCCGATCAGAAATTCGCCAAGCTGGCCGCGACCGGGAAAACCCCGATCCGCATTCGCACCATCGACGAAAACGGCCAGCTCCGCGCGATGCCCGATATCCTGGCCGATCTACGCGAGGCTTATGGTCCAACGCTGGAGGCCACCGAACGGCTCCAAATTCAACAAGCCCTGGGGAACGAGGAGGCGATCAAGCTGATCGATGCGCTATACGGCCGGGAGGAGGCCGTGCGCGCCAATGCCGAGGCGCTGGAAACGGCAGCGGATCGAGGGGCCGAGTTTACCCAGGAAATGGCGCGTGCCGCCGATAGCAACTGGGATAGCGCAATGGTGCTCATGTCCCAGAAAATGGACGTGCTGCGCCAAAAGATCGGCGAGCGTCTCTTGCCCGTGGTCGATCGCCTCGTGCCGGTTTTCGATGCCTTTATCGAGCGCGCCTTCAATTGGATCGATGCCAATCCCCGCCTTGTCACCGGGATCGGCGCGGTGGTGGTGGGGCTCGGTGCCTTGGCCGCGATTGTCGCGCCCATCCTTCTTGGGGCCTCCGCCCTCGTGAGCGCCTGGGCCACGATGAGCTATGGGGCCACGCGGCTTACGCTTGGCTTGCTGAATTTCAACAAGACCACCGGCAAAGCCCAAGGCCTGATCGGGCGGCTGGGTCGCGGCGTCATGTGGCTGGGTAGGAAGGTGCTCCCCATCGTGGGCCGCGCGCTCCTCGCCATAGGCCGGGTGCTCATGGCAAATCCATTGGGCCTCGCGATCACTGCCATCGCCGGTGCCGCCTATTTGGTCTACAAGCATTGGGAGCCGATCTCGGATTTTTTCTCGGGCCTTTGGGAGAATGTGAAATCCGCCGCCGCCACGGCCTGGGATTGGCTCAAATCGCTATTCATGCGCTATACGCCGCACGGGCTGATCCTCACCCATTGGGAGAGCATCGCCGGTTTCTTTGCCGGGCTTTGGGAGCGCGTGAAATCAGGCGTGAGCGCCGGGTGGGATCGGATCAAATCGGCCTTTCTGGATTACACTCCGCTCGGCCTGGTGTTCAAACACTGGGATAGCATCACCGAGACCTTTGCGGGCTATTGGGATAGCATTAAGGCCGGGGTTTCCAAGGGCTGGGATGCGATCAAGGCCCTGTTTCTGACCTATCATCCGGTGGGCATGGTGATCTCGAATTGGGATAGCATCGTGGACACGTTCGCGGGCTATTGGAGCTCGATCAAATCGGGTATTTCGACGGGCTGGGATCGCATCAAGACGGCATTCCTCGATTACACCCCCGCCGGGCTGATCGTGTCCAATTGGGATGGGATCACCGAGACATTCGCCGGGTACTGGAGTACCATCAAAACCGGGATCAGCACCGGCTGGGATGCGATCAAAACCCTCTTTATGGACTATCATCCCATTGGCATGCTGATTTCCAACTGGGACGGCATTGCCGATACCTTTTCGGGCTATTGGTCCGCAATTCAACTGGGTGTGAGTGAGGGCTGGGATCAAGTCAAAACGGCACTGGCAGAATATGGCGCGAGCACCCTCATCCATGAGGCGTGGACCGGGCTTGATACCTGGTTTGCGACCTTCTGGGATCAGGTGAAGACCACGTTCAAAGACAAATGGGAGGAGATCAAAGCGGAGGTGGCCACATGGCCTGCCCAGATGAAGCAATATGGGAGCGATCTCATTCAAAGCCTCATAGATGGTATTCGGGCCAAGTTTGCGGCTCTCGGCCAAGCGGTGAGCGAGGCGCTATCCAAGCTCAACCCGTTTTCCTCGGCCTCCGCCAATGTATCTGTGAGTGGCACATCTGCCTCCGCCGCGCCTGCATCTGGGCAACCTCCTGCGGGCATTGGTCCTAATAGACGCTTTGCCAAAGGCGGATCGTTCTCGCCCGGCTGGATCATGGTGGGTGAGGAAGGCCCCGAAGCGCGCTTTGAGAGCCGGAGCGGTTTCATCGCCCACAATAAAGCGCTTCAAGGCATGGTGGCGATGGCCTCGCGTGCGCGGGAGATGATCAACGGCCTTGACATGGGTGCGGCCTTTGGGGCCGAGCCCGCCATTATCCCGGCGATGAGTGCGATTGCCCCAATGGGCGCGGAGCGCGGCGGGTCGCAGATCACCTTTGCACCCGTGACGCATATGCCGCCGCTCACGCTGGATCGCGGCGTGGATATCGAGGAGGCACAGGCCCTCTTTGCCGCCATGCTCAATGAACGCGATGAGCAAATCGCAGCCGATCAGCGGAGGCTCTTACACGATGTCTAAGATCATGATGATGCTCGGGGCTTACCCCTTCATGCTCGATACCGCGCCCTACACCACGCTCAAGCGCACCCATGCTTATCGGTGGAAAAAGCAGGATCGCATAGGCCGCAAGCCCGCCCAGCAATTCCTCGGCCCCGATGCCGGGCAGATCAAGCTCTCGGGTGAAATCCTGCCTCATTGGAAAGGCGGCTATTTTCAGCTCGACGCCATGCGCGCCCAGGCCGGGCGCGGCAAGCCGTTTCTCATGGTCGATGGCCGGGGCTTTATCTGGGGCGATTGGGTGATCCGCCAGATCGAGGAGACCAATTCGGAGTTTTTCTCGGATGGCACGCCGCGCGTGATCAAGTTTTCTATGAGCTTGGCCGAGTATGGCGAGGATCAGGGTGGCATCGGTGCGCTCGCGCTCGGTATTGCCGCCGTCAACACATTGGCGAGGTTGATATGACGGCACGCGATTGGCTTTGGGTGAATATCATGCTCACCTCTTGGATGGCGTTCGGCGTGCCCGAGCGCGTTGCTGAAATGCTTGTGCCGATCATTGTTTGGTATTGGGGGATCGGCTCATGAAATATCGCACCAAGGACGGCGATGTGCTCGATCTCATTTGCCACCACCATTACGGCGATGCGCCGCATTCGGTCGAAAAGGTCTATGCCGCCAATCCCGGCCTTGCCCGGCATGGCCCGGTTCTGCCCTCGGGGCTGATCGTCTTTCTGCCCCCCGCAGATGAGACCGCCACGAAACCCGCCGTTGTGCGTCTTTGGAGTAAGCCATGACGCCGGATTTTGAGGTGCTTGCCGCCGGGATCAACATCACTAGCCAAGTAAAGGATCGCCTCATGAGCCTCACCGTCACCGATGAAGCCGGGTTCAAATCTGATGCCGTGGCCATCTCTCTCGATGATCGCGATGGCGAGGTGGAGCTCCCATTTCCCGGCGCGCCGCTGGTAGTGGCGATGGGCTATGAGGAGACATTCCTCATGCCGATGGGGCTCTACACCTCCGATGAAGTGGTGATGAAGGGCATGCCCGCCACTCTCACGATCCGGGGCAAGGCCGCTGATATGGGCGGCTCGATCAAGGAGCAGAAAACACGCTCCTGGGATGAAAATACCATCCGCGAGATCGTGGAAGAGATCGCCGCCGAGCATGGGCTGGAGGCCCAGGTGGCCGAGGTCTATGCGGATTTCTTCTATGAGCATCTCGATCAGACCGATGAGAGCGATATCAATTTCCTCACGCGGATCGGCAAGGATCACGACGCTATCGTATCGGTGAAAGGCGGCGCGCTCCTATTCATGGGAAAGGGTGAAGGCAAAACCGCGCTCGGCCTGCCCATGATTCCACGCTTTATATATCGGACCGGGAAAACCACCTATTCCGCCACGCTGGCCAATCGGGAGAATTTCAAGACGGTCGAGGCGTTCTGGCACGACCACAAAACCGGCGAGCGCCAGAAAGTGACCGAGGGCGAAGGCGCGCCGATCAAACGCCTGCGCCACAACTATCCTAACGAGAAAGAGGCCAAGCAAGCGGCCAAAGCCAAGCTTGATGAGATGAAGCGCGGCAACGACACACTCACGGTCACATTGCCGGGCGATCCATTCATCGCCGCCGAGGGCCAGATCATCGCCATAGGTTTCCGCGTCGGTATCGATGGGCTATGGTCCGTCAAGAGCGTCACCCATGCGATCACCGGATCAGGTTACAAGACAACAATCCGGTGCGAGAAACCGAAATCAGAAGGCGGCTAGACGGGGCGAGAGATGAAATTTAACATCCGCCGGAATGAAAAAAATTTTCGGCCCGTCCATTATCTGGGGTCACCAAGGGGATTTCAGCGTTTTGCCCCGCACCACTCAAGCGCTATAACCCTTTAATACAAAGGAAAATTTTTGGGGTAGCGCCGTCTGGAGAAAGGGCTCCAGAGGCAGAGTGGCGGAGGGAATGGGCCTGGGATCGGACCCTCTCTGGTGTCAGAGGCAGCCATTGCGCGCTTGAGCGAATTACTGCGCGATTATTTTTTGGCGGCGTTCACGCGCAATCATCTCGGAAGGGTCTCGTGACGCTGCTCAGCGGCCTGCCGCGTGGTGATCGCGCAGATCAACGGGATGGCAAAGGCCCCGGCGTTTTTTGGCTTTCCCTGAGCAGGGTGCCAAAATGCAAGCCTGCCCCATCACATTGACATGACGATATTTTTTAAAGGCCATAGTGGAGCCCGGCAGGATGAATGCGACGTTCTCCCTGCCTCTGGTCTTCTTGCCCCAGTTCTTCATGCCGCGGCACAACACGCAACTGAGACTGCTCAAGGCCCAGATCATGATTTTGCGGGCCCGATCCCAACGCAAAGGATCATCCTGTCGTATGCCAAAAAATCCGAGTTGCTCCGCATCGGATCTTAAAACATCCTTTGGGGCTATAAGCGGATCGTCGGGGAACTGAAAAAGCTGGGGCTCTATGCCGGTGCCAATTCCATCAAGCGCATCCTCAATGAGGCGGGCGTCCCCCCCCAAGCCCGGAGAAGCGAAGAAGCACGCCAAAATTGTGACCGTGTGGTAAAAAGTATACACTCAACATTTAAATTCTCAAGATAGCAGCATTTTCGTTTTCTTAACGTTCAAATTTTTGCCAGACAATAATGTTGGGAAGATGGGTATATGCTCCATGTGTGTATTATTATTATGGTGTGTGCGCGATCTCGCACATGTGTGCGCGGCATTTTTGCTCATGGCGATATCGGCGATGGCTGATGTCGCCAAAGGGATAAAGGCGCTCGAGGACGGCGATGTCAAAGGCGCTGTCGTAATTTTTCAGGAAGCGTTTGAGGCGGGCGATCCGGACGGGGCGTT